AATATGCCTTTTCAATTAAGCCCAGGCGTTAATGTTACAGAGATCGATCTGACTACTGTAATCCCTGCAGTTGCCACTACTGATGCTGCCATTGGCGGTATATTTAAGTGGGGACCTGTAGGTAAGCCTTCACTCGTTGTAAGCGAAGTCGAACTCGCTAATGAATTCGGCAAGCCAAGTAACGATAATGCTGAGACTTGGTTCACTGCAGCCAACTTCTTGGCTTATTCAAATCGATTGCATGTATCACGAGCTCATGTTTCTGAAGGTGATGCTGGTCGACTCGGTGTATATGCTGTAAACAACGCTGACTATCTCGTTGTGCATGATACACAAGATGCTACTGATTCTGGAATTGTTGATTCACATGTACTTTCAGATATGACTCCAGGCATTACCGATGGTCAACAATTCAATATCGATTCTAGCCGCATTGAATTTAATGCTGGTGATTTGTCAGCTATTGCTAATACAAGTACTAACTCTTTTGAGGGTTTGTCTACCGTTCTTAGTATTCTCGAAGGAGAAGCTGTAACAGTTACAACTGACCCTGCGGGCGATTTGCCTGACGGCCTCTCAAATACTACTACTTATTACGTAATGAATGTAGGAAATGATTTGCAATCATTCGAACTGCATACAGATTTGAACGGTACGGCCGCAGTCTTCACTGATCAAGGATCTGGTAATTTGATTCTCGAGCGTGAAGGTTCAACTCGTATTACATTTACTTCAGGCGTATATAGCGGTACTACTGGATCAATCAACGTTGAATTCCATGATTCTGATATGTCTTTTAATGCCGTAGCGAACAATACTACGATGGCATCAAATACGACTATGCTTGCTCATGTAATTAAGAACGAAGAGCACTATGAGTCAGGAACGCACACTTTTGATAGCTCAGTACTTTGGGCTGCAAAATATCCGGGCGAACTCGGTAATTCATTGAAAGTTTCAGTATGTACATCAGCTGACGCATTCAGCGCAAATATCAATCTGAGTAACGTTACTCTAGATATTCCAGTTGGTTCTAATACTGGTACTGTTGCTGGCGCATCTAATACGGTTGTAGAAGCTTTTACGAGTAATCTGACCGCTGGCGATGTTGTTAAAGTCGGTAATACAATGGTAGGTATTCAATATCTTGAGATTACTGAGATTGGTTCTCCTGGTGCAGGAAATACCGCCAATGTTTATTTTACTCAAAATCTGACAACTTCAGAAAACATTGATATGAATGCTGGAGATAACTTGAATCGCTTGTGGCAATATTGGGATCAAGTAGAAGCCGCACCTGGCACTTCTGACTATGTTCGTTTAAACGGCAATACTGCAGCTTCTGATGAAATACACGTTGTAGTTGTTGATGAAGATGGTGATATTTCAGGTATTCCTGGAACTATCCTTGAAGTATGGCAAGGTTTGTCGCGAGCTACAGACGCTAAAGGTCCTGATGGTGAAGGTATCTACTATCCTGAAGTTATCAATCAATCTTCGAAGTGGGTATGGTGGACTAATCATGACGCAGATGCTCCTGCAGCAACTGCTCTTACGATTGCTTCATCAGGAGAAGCTTTGCCGACGACGATGTCTTTCCGAGGTGGCCGAGATGTTGGTACTGAATCAACTGCAACGCTTGGTTCTATCTTGAGAGCATACGATGTATTCAAGTCTCCAGAAGATATCGATATCTCATTGGTGCTTGGCGGCAAGTCACGTGGACTTAACGATGTGACTGTTTCTCAATACATTATTGACAACGTATGTGAACGCCGTAAGGATTGTGTAGCGTTTATCTCACCCGCTTATCGCGATGTAGTTAATAATGCTACTGATATCACTGAAGATGTTGTAAACTTCAGAAATAATCTGAGTCGATCAAGTTCATATGCAGTAATGGATAGTGGATACAAGTATCAGTATGATAAATACAATGACATCTATCGATGGATTCCGCTCAACGGTGACATCGCTGGTCTGTGTGCTTATACTGATGACTCACGTGATCCATGGTGGTCGCCTGCTGGATTCAACCGCGGTCATATTAAGAACGTTGTTAAACTCGCTTGGAACCCTAAGAAAGGAGAACGCGACATTCTTTATAAGAACGGTGTGAACCCATGTGTTAACTTCCCTGGACAAGGTATCGTAATGTTCGGTGATAAGACGCTGCTTGCTAAGCCTTCAGCGTTTGATCGCATCAACGTACGTCGCCTCTTCATTGTCCTTGAGAAGGCCATCGCCGTAGCTGCTAAGTTTACTCTCTTCGAATTCAACGATGAGTTTACTCGAGCAAGCTTTGTCAACCTCGTAACACCTTATCTGCGAGATGTACAGGGTCGTCGAGGTATTACTGACTTCATTGTAATCTGTGATGAGACGAATAATACTGGTGAAGTAATCGATCGTAACGAGTTTGTAGGTGATATCTACATTAAACCAGCTCGAAGCATCAACTTCATCCAACTCAACTTCGTCGCTGTACGCACTGGCGTAGAATTCTCCGAAGTTATTGGACAATTCTGATAAATAAGATAAATAAGAAAAAAACAGGAGAATAACTAATGGCATTTAGCGTACAGAACTTCAAGTCAGCAGCTCTCAGTCAAGGTGGGTATCGTCCCGCCTTGTTTGAAGTGCAGGTTACGACTTTGGGTGAAGAGTTCAATCTGCTTTGTATGTCATCACAAGTACCTTCATTCACGACTGGTATTATTGAAGTACCTTACTTCGGTCGTAAAGTGAAGATTGCTGGTGATCGAACATTCGCAGAATGGACTACGACTGTAATGATCGAAGAAGACTTCAGCCAACGTGCAGTACTCGAAGAGTGGGCACGAAAGGTAAATGATGGTCCTTCTAATATCCGATCATACGGATCCCCTGAAGACTATAAAGAAGATGCTACTATTAAATTGTACGGCAAAACTGGATCAAAGCTTCGCGAGTATCAACTCGTAGGTTGTTGGCCCTCAGATGTTGGTACTATTGAATTGGATTGGAACACTACTGATACGATCGGTACTTATACGGTCACTTGGGCATTCGATTACTTTAACCCCGGTTCCTAATCCGGTCCGCCTTGACTAATCAATAGAGGGGATATAAATAACTATATCCCCTTTATTTCATCGGAGATAATGAATGGACCTTTTTGGATTTGAAATAAACAGGAAGAAGGAGCAGAAAGAAGCTGAAAAGCGCATCTCCTTCGTTCCTCCCTCCAATGAAGACGGTGCACTTACCGTAGCAGCGGGTGGTGTTTATGGCACCTACGTTGATCTCGATGGTTCAGTCCGAACCGAAGCAGAACTTGTTAATAAGTATCGAGCTATCTCGTTCGATCCTACTATTGACATGGCGATCGCAGAAATTTGTAACGAAGCAATCGTTGAAGACAGCGATGAAGATACCGTCTCCATTGTACTGGATGATATAGAACAACCAGACAGAATCAAGAAAACTATTCAAGAAGAATTTGATAACGTTCTTCAGTTACTTGAATTCAACCGTTTGAGCTACGAATTATTCCGACGTTGGTATGTAGATGGTCGTCTGTACTACCACGTACTTGTCGACGAGAAAAAACCTCAGAAAGGTATTCTCGAAGTACGTTATGTAGATCCACGTAACATTAAAAAAGTACGCGAAGTTAAGAAAGAGAAAGATAAGAAGACTGGTGTTACTATTGAAAAGGTAATCAACGAGTATTATATGTACTCACCTTCTGGTTTCCTCAAGCGTACAGGTTCATTGACTGGTTCTACAATGAATAGCTATGGTTCATCGGGTTCAGCAACTGCTGAAGGCGTAAAGATTGCACGAGATGCGGTAGTATATTGCACTTCAGGTTACCAAAGCCTCGACAACAAACTCATTCTTTCTCATTTACAGAAAGCTATTCGACCACTGAATCAGTTACGTTCGTTAGAAGATTCATTGGTCATCTATCGTATCTCTCGTGCACCTGAACGTCGAATCTTCTATGTAGATGTTGGTGGTCTGCCTAAAGCTAAGGCAGAGCAATATCTCGCTGACATCATGACCAAATTTAAGAATAAGGTTGTCTATGATTCATCGACTGGTGAAATCAGAGACGATCGTAAGTTCATGACAATGCTCGAAGACTTCTGGCTTCCACGCCGAGAAGGTGGACGTGGTACCGAAATCACTACACTGCCTGGCGGCCAAAATCTAGGAGATATCGATGATGTTGTTTATTTCCAAAATAATCTATATCGTTCTCTCAATGTACCCATCTCTCGTCTACAACCTGAGACTACCTTCTCCCTTGGTAGGGCTACTGAGATTACTCGCGACGAAGTAAAGTTCGGTAAGTTTATTACACGACTACGTAGTAAATTCTCTGAACTCTTTATGAAGTTGCTCGAGCGTCAACTGATTCTCAAAGGTGTATGTACGACAGAAGATTGGGCAGAGTGGAAGCAACAGATTGATTTTGACTTTGCAGTCGATAACTACTTCGAAGAACTCAAACTTGCTGAGTTAAATCGCGACCGTGTAGGTCTATTGAGAGAGATGGAAGAATACGTTGGCAAATACTACTCACACGAGTATGTACGTCGATATGTACTACAACAATCTGAAGCTGAGATGGATGATATCGATAAGCAGATTGCAGACGAGAAAACAGATGAAAGATATGTTGATCCTGAAGAATTAATGCAGGATGAAGAACCTGAAGAACCAGCACCTACTCCTGCACAGACATTTAAGATCGTCCCAACCGACGATAAGCCTGATGACGCAGCATAAAGACGTTTTCTTTATAAATAAAGGTGTAATGTAATTGGAGATACAATATGACTGATGTAACTGACTTTATTGGCGCTGCTGTAGCAGACAAGCCAGTCGCAGCATTAAAAGCTTTTGCTGCGGCCATGGAACCCCGAATTTCTGATGCTTTAGATACACGTTATTCTGAAGTATCAAATCAGGTGTTCAACCCACAAGTCGAAGCTGATGACGAAGCTGAAATGAATGAGTTGGAAATGTCAGCAGAAGATGAAGTAGAGGTTGAAGAACCAGAAGCAGAATTAGAAACAGAAATGGAAGAACCTCAAGATGTCTGATCTACTTAGTAACATTTTAGAAAAGTACAAAAAAGCGGGTACGCTCGACATCGATCGTTCTGGCGCAGACGGCAAAGAGAACGACTTTATTGGTAAGCACACCGATAACGTTTATACCTTTGATGGTCCTGGCATGAAAGAGATCGATGCTGCCGTTGCCGCTGTTTCACATCAAAAGCGTAGTGAGCATAACCACGGTTATGAAATCGATGGTGATGATGAAGTATATGAGTCTCTCGACATGACATACGCTGATGAGATTGAAGAGTTGGCTGGTATGGAATATGATGACGAAGATCTGATGCTCGAAGAAGATCAACTGCAAGAAGACGCCAGTTTCTTCATGAATCTCATTGACGAAGTAGTCGAAGAGTTCTACAATGAAGAAGCTGACGAAAAAGAAAAAGCAATGCTCGACGAAATGCTTGCTACAGACGAAGGTTACATTGAGTTCGTTGACCTGATTTTTGAAGGCAAACTCGGTGACGCTGATGAAGGTGGTAGTGAATATGTTATTGATGCCAATCCCAAAGTAAAAGGTAAAAAAGCAAAGGGTGACGGTAAAGGTGAATCAGCTGACGGCAAAGGTCAGATGTGTAAAGAAGATATTGAGCGCCACGCAGATCACAAGATGGTCAAAGTAAAAACTCCTGAAGGCAAAGTAGTTTGGCGTAAAGTAAAAGCCGAAACTGAAGTCAGCAAAAGGAGTGACTAATGATTGTTAAACCTAAATCAATAGAAATTTCATTATCGACAGCAAATACGGTGAGTGATGCATCGTGTGTCAGAATTTATAATGATTCTGGCTCAGACGTTTTGATTACTAACCAAGAATCTGGTTTCGGATTTACTTTGCCTAACGGCGCAATTACTTTTGTACAAAAGGCTACTGATGAAAGTTTAGTGTCATCAGACACCGTCAAGGCAACGAGTGTAGCATTTAATATCTCCTAAGGTAACGACATGAAACTAATAAAAGAAGTTACAGAATCTGTAAAAGTCCTAACTGAAGAGACAGAAGACGGAAAGAAAAGCCTCTTTATCGAAGGTATCTTTCTGCAAGGCAATATTCAAAACCGTAACGGCCGACGTTATAACACTGACATCCTCGAGAAGGAAGTCAATCGCTATGTAAGCGAGAGTGTTTCTAAAGGTCGTGCATACGGTGAGCTCGGTCATCCCGATGGTCCTTCTATTAACCTCGATCGAGTTTCTCATATTATTACTGATCTTCGCCGTGAAGGTGATAACTTCATCGGTAAAGCAAAGATTTCTTCTACACCTATGGGACAAATCGTAGAAGGTCTGCTTTCAGACGGTGCTCAACTTGGTGTATCATCACGAGGTATGGGTTCTCTGAAAGAAGGCAAAGACGGTGTGATGGAAGTTCAAGAAGATTTTTATCTCGCGACTGCCGCTGACATCGTAGCCGATCCATCTGCACCTGATGCTTTTGTAAATGGCATCATGGAAGGTGTCGAATGGGTTTGGGAGCATGGTAAAGCAGTAGCCATGAGAGTAGAAGACATTGAGCGTGAAGCTCAAAAAGCCGTTCGTCAGAAGAAACTCAACGAACAAGCAAAGCTGCACATGTTTGAAAAATTTCTCAACGAGATTTCAAAAGTTTAATTTATATAAATACTAAAACTAGTAAAATAATCTAGGAGATATATCTAATGTCTGAAGAAAATCAAATCGAAGTTGAAGAGGCAGTAGATGTAGTTGAGCAAGAGGAATCTCTTGAAGAAGCTTCATCTGGTGCGGCTGAAACTTTAAAGCCTTCAGCAACTAAAACTCAGATGCTTGGTGATCTGATGTCTAAAGTTGCTGGCATGACCAAGCAGGATCTTTCTGCTTTTCTCGATAAGACTCTTGCCCAATTTGGTAAAGAGGCCGATTCGGTACCCGATACTTCTAGCAAGAACGCGGCATCAGTAAGCCACAGTGGAGCTGGTACACCTTCTCCTCGTGTAGCTGTTCCTGCTAAAGCTATGAAGGAAGATATGGACGAACTTCTTGCTGATCAAGAAGATCTGTCTGAAGATTTTAAAGCAAAAGCTTCTACTCTGTTTGAAGCAGCTGTTCAAAACCGTGTTGTTCTTGAAGTAGCTCGCCTCGAAGAAGAGTTTGAAACTCAGCTTGAAGAAAAAATCACAGAGTCTGTTGATGAACTGCATCAGCAAGTAGAACAGTATATGGACTACGTTGTTGAGCAGTGGATGCAAGAAAACGAAGTGGCTATTGAGTCTAACTTCCGTGTTCAAGCAACCGAGTCATTCATCGACGGCTTGAAGAATCTTTTCGCCGAGAGCTACGTTGAAGTTCCCGAAGAAAAGGTCGATCTCATCGCTGACCTTCAACAGTCAGTTGCTGAGCTCGAAGAGTCATTGGAATCAGTACAGGCCGAAAACCTGAAGCTGAATGCTATGATTAGTGAAGCAAGCGTTGAAGCTGCCTTCGAAGAGGTATCTGAAGATCTAGTCGAAACGCAAGTTGAAAAGCTTCGCTCATTGGCTGAAGGCATCGAGTATGCTGACGCTGAAGAGTATGCAGAAAAACTGAAGATCATTAAGGAACAGTATTTCACTGAGTCTAAGCAAGAAAACGAAGGACATACTGGTCTAATTGATGAAGAAGTTTCTGTTGGTTCTAATGATGAGTCTGAAGAGGGACAAGCGCAAGTTATTCCCGAAGAGATGAAGCATTACTTCCAAGCAATTTCTAGAACGCATAGAAGTTAACTTTTTTATAAATAGATAAGTATATCCAAAATAATAAACAGGAGTAACACTAACATGAATTTAAATGAACAAATTCGCAACAAGTGGGCACCAGTGATCTCTCACCCTGATCTTCCTGAAATCGCTGATTCCCACAAGAAAATGGTTACTGCCATGGTCCTCGAGAACACCGAGCGTGCTCTTCGTGAGGCCGCTGCACAAGGCGCTGACCAACACCTACTTTCAGAAGCACCTTCTAACGCTGTAGGCGCTGGTATGGGTTCTTCACCTAATGGTGAATTTGCAGGTTTCGATCCCATCCTCATCAGTCTTGTTCGACGTACTCTGCCGAACCTGATGGCTTACGATGTCTGTGGCGTTCAGCCTATGACTGGTCCGACTGGCTTGATCTTCGCTCTTAGCGCTCAGTACGCTCCGGATGGTGCTAACACCACTCCTCGTACCGAAGCTATGTACGACGAAGCTGACACCGACTTCTCTGGTACCGGCTCTCACTCTGGTAACTCTCAGACTGGTAACAAGGGTACTGGTATGGCTACCTCAGCTGCTGAATCACTCGGCGAGCAAGGTGGTACTGCATTCGGTGAGATGGCGATGAAGATCGATAAGGTCACTGTAACTGCTAAGTCACGCGCGCTGAAGGCGGATTACTCGCTTGAACTCGCTCAAGACCTGAAAGCAGTACACGGTCTTGACGCTGAAGCTGAACTCAGCAACATCCTCGCTGCTGAGATTCTGGCTGAAATCAACCGCGAAGTAATTCGTACGATCAACACTGCGGCTGTTGCTGGTTCGCAAGGCACTGTTACTACTAACGGTACTTTCGATCTTGACACTGACGCTTCAGGTCGTTGGTCAGTTGAGAAGTTCAAGGGCCTCATGTTCCACATCGAGCGCGAAGCTAACAAAGTAGCTAAGGACACTCGACGTGGTAAGGCTAACCTGATCATCTGTTCTTCTGATGTTGCATCTGCACTTCAGATGGCTGGTGTTCTGGATTACACGCCTGCTCTGAACAGCAACTCTTTGGCAATCGACGACACTGGTAACACCTTCGCT